ATTGTCATGCAGAAGAAGGCCACAGGTGAAATAGACTGGGACCTTAAAATGGCAGATGCTTCTGCGTCCAGTTGGAAAGATGAATGGCTTACATTAATTTTCTCAGCACCATTGATACTTAGTTTTTGTGGTGACTGGGGTAGAACAATTGTATCTGATGGCTTTGCTGCATTATCTACCATGCCTGATTGGTATCAGTATACACTAGGTGTCATTGTCGCTGCCAGCTTCGGTGTCCGTAGTGCTAGTAAGTTCTTCGGTAAGAAGTAAAGTCTCATCGTCCTCTTCTTCCTCACCCTCAAACTGTTCAGGAAACGCTTCGGCAAGAAGCTGGAACACCTTTTCAAAACCTAGTATCTGCATGGTTCCTACAATCTCTGCTTCAAGAGATTCAGGTGTGGCATCATTGTCTTCTGTATTATTACCACGTACACGAGACAATAACTCTAGGGCTTTGAGGGCTACCGCCCCATGACCAGCATTCCTTGCTTGCTCATATTGCTTTTCAATTTCAGAAATAACATCTACATCTGTGCTAATTTCATTGGTTAGTTCTTCAATACGCTCCTGTATCTTGTCGTCTTGAAGAAGTCTATACCCTTGGTTGTGTGCAGATGCCTCACTATACCCTGCCGCAATAGCTGCTCTTGTAGCATTACGATGCAGGATATAAGCTTGGCAGAACTTCTCTTGCTTTTCTTTAAGCTGCGATGTCATTCAATAATTCCGTATAGTATTTTTCTTGTCCACGTTTAGACTGTTCCCACACGGCTGCAGCTAGAGTACCTTCACCGTGGAAAGTAATACCCATATCCATCTGGTCATTATCAAATAACTTTTCACAGTCCTGTGCCATTGCAAGTAATTCACCTGTAGTCCAGAACTTTTGTCCTCCAGTTTCTACCTGCATATACTTAGGCTTAGACTTCTCAGTATCAGTTGTTTCCTTTTTCATTTCTTCTGTTATTTCTCCAACAGAACAATCAAATCCAAACAGTTCAAAGTTTCTGAACCCTAGTGTATGTGCAATGGCAATGGTACGCATAGCTGCACAAGTACCGCCAGTAATTAGAGTAGAACCTTCTTCAATACCTGTAGCCTTGTCCACCACAATCTTATCCATAACAGACATATCACGTAGAGCATCTGAATAAGCTTGCCAACCTTTAACATTAGCACCTTGTTCAAGTAGGTATTCAGTAACAGATGGGTCAGTCATAGAAGCAACAAGCATAATAGTCTTATCGTCAACTGTCTTAAACAAATCCTTACGTACTACACCATGTGTACTTGTACCTGTAATAGGACGAGGGTCTAAGACGACACAGGCAAAAGGTTGAATACCATTTTCAAGTAACATTGGATAGCTATGTTTAACACAGAATACTTTAGCTTTAGTTTTCTTAATACGTTTCTTTAACTCTACAAAGTCAGTACTGTGTCCACCAGAAACAATGATTGCTGTTTCATTATTAATTTTACTTGTTTTAATCCAATCAAAATCTTTAATAAGTTTTTTATTGGCTAAGACATTATCAATAATTTCTTCTTTAGGTCGTGAGTCTTTTGGTGTAACCACAATAGGTACACGTGTAAGTTCTTCAGGTATCTTAGGTAGTCCTTCTTTCATCGCAATAAAACATAGATGAGTAATACCACCTTCGGTAACACCATCACTACTAGGAAGAACTACTTTTCCATAAGCTGTAATTTCTTTTACAAGACGGTTGACGCTATCATTTTTTGGAATACGTTTTTTACTATCTTTAGAAAAGTAATTATTAAAAACAATAACAGGTGTGTGTTTTAAGTTTTCAAAATCAGACTTAGATGTTTCATAAGAATTACCACCATCAATGTATGCAAAGTCTGCACTTTTAATTTCTTTACATTGAGATAGCGTTTCTTTTGTATCACCTTTGTATAATTTAAATGAAAACTTTTTACCTTCTTGTTTCATTTTATCAGCAAACTCTTGAAGTCGTTTCTCAACAGCTTCCATAGAGTTGTGTGGTTTTGTGTTAAACTCACGTGCATCTGTTTCTTCTGTCGCATCTTCAAATAAATCAAAACCATAATACTTTACTACATTAGTATACTGGAATGCAGCAGTTGCCATTTGGATAGCACGTCCACCATTCCAAGTTCCTGTCTCAACAATGTTTGAGGGACGGTAGTGTAGGATTAATTGTAGTATTTGTTGGTATCTTTTTGGTCCATTAACATCTGGTGTTACTGTCATATTACCAGCATTCTTTTTTAAATTACCTTTGAAGTGAGTAAAGTATTCAGAAAGAGGTGACTGTTCAAATGCTGCAAGTCCTTTAACATTAGGAGAAAGATTATGTACTTCCATACCATGTGCCTTGTAAATATTTAACAACCGTTCAAAGATAAAGCCATCATGCCATTCACGATAAGCAACTACTTCGCCAATAGTGTAAGCACCTCTAAGGTCAGCAAGGAGACTACAAGTATTATGAACCCCCAAGTTAAAGCCCATGAAACTTGTCTCACTGTAGTCTGTATCCTTTCTTCCTAAGTGTACTAGGTCAACCGCATCTGGTAACCATTCAGCTAGACGTTTAACATCAAGACGTTTAGTCGCTACTGTATCAGCATCAATCCAAATCATCCAATTGTTTTCAGGTGGTTCAATACCTGCGGTAATATATTTGTCATCTACATCCATCATTTCAAACGCAAGGTCTGTCATTGCATAAACTTTATGACACCACTTGATTGCATCAAGCCGCCAGTTATATGGCATCTTACCACCTTCAGTACCATCGTGTAGTTTCATACGCTCACGGTACTCAAGCATCTCTTCTATGTCATTTAGATTACGGTAGCTAATAGTATCACAAACAGGATGAGGTACATCTTCAATATTAAAATCATGGTAATACGCCACGAGTCTAAAATGCTTTGGATTCCACTTTTCCTTAACGCTTTCAAGCATATGTTTAGCATAGCTATCAAATCCTTCCTTACTAAATGATGTTACAAATGTATACATTAAATTACCTTTCCAAATTCTTTGTCTAATATCATATTGGCTTTTAATTTTTTCCACTCACCTGCATAGGTGGCATCTATATCTCTCTTTGGTTCCCACTCTGCAAACCAAGGACCACCTGTAGTAAAGTGTACGTTCTTAGCATCAATACTTTCTGAAGACCATCCATCTAACCAGTTCCAATCTTCACTAATAGAACCAATGTGTTCGTCTTCTAACCAACCAAAGCCATGTAGCCAACCGCCTGTCTTTAGGTTAGCATCATCAACTGTAAGGTTTAAGTTAGCCTTATGTGAACAGTTCCACAGTACAAGACTAGACCAATTCTTACGATTGTAATTCTGTTGTACCTGTCCATCCATCTTGATACCTGATGATGGGTTGTAGTTATGATGTACACATTGGATAGCATACTGTTCGTTCTGAGTATACTCTTCAAACAATTCTTCAATGTTAGTACGTAAGAACATATCTGAATCCATAAATAAAGCCCAACCAGAATACTGATTTAAAGCTGGGATAAGGAAGCGGGTAAATGTAAAGTCAGTACTGAAGGGGCGACAATCAAACTCATCCACCCTTGTAGGGCTACCTGTTTCTATGTCAAGCCTAATGGTACGGCGGTATAAACCTGCGCGTCTAAGAGATGTTTGGACTAAGGGAATGATGTCGTATTTGTGCGTGTAACGCAAAATAGACTCTCGCAAAACTTCATATGCAGAAGCTTCACGAGAGTCATATCCTATATAGATTACTGGTTTCTTTTCACTAAACATTTACTTAATACATCTCCTAAACAAAACTCAAGATAATGTATTGTAATTTATTTTTTCATAGAAGTCAAATGTTTTTTTAAATAGCTAACTGCATTTTTTAATCTGTCTATATTATCACCAAGAGAACCGATGCCAGTGTTGCAGTGGTGACATATCCATCCTCTAAATGTTTCAGTAATATGACAGTGGTCAAGCACCCATGTTTGTAGTTTGGGTTGTCCGTACTTTCCAATCTCTTGTATTGTTCTGCTACATATAGGACAACTATAATCTTTGTCTGGGTATGGTACAGTATTTTTTAATTGTCTTACAAGTTTGCTTTGATTGTTTTTACAAGTATTACAAGTTCTTTTAATTTCTCTTCTTTCTGTGTGTCTATATTCAGCAACATAAAATTGTTTTTCACTTTGCCGGATACCACATTTAATACAAACAAATCCGTCTTCCGGTTCTTGGTAATCAATAGTAAATAGTTCTAGTTGATTACTGCTCATAGCTTTCAATTTTCTTACGCAAAGAACGCATATCAAAGTAAAGTAAAGTTTGCATAGCCCATATAGCTGTTAATAATAGTATAGTATTATCCATCGTTTTCTTTCTCCTTTTCCTTTAGTTTCTGCCACTCCTCATAACTTGGATGGCTGCGGGGTGGATTGTATTGAACCCAACCATCACCCCGCTTCCACACTAACTTTGGATTAGGCCGCTGCGATGTCAACTATCTCACAGACACCTGCAGTACACGCCAACTCACGTCCACCTGATGTAGTGTCTTCCTTTTCAAAGTCCTGTAGCTTAGACCAGTCCACACTCTTAGGCATCTTACTTACCCACTCTTTATACTGAGCCTCATTGATATCCTGATAAGGTGCTTGCTGATATGTATGCTCACTGAAAGGCAGGAAGCTAATACCAGATACTTCATCAAAGTGTTTGTAGACCCAAGCACCTACGTCCATCCATTCATTTTCCTTAACTGAAATTGTTACGCTAGGCTTATGTTCGCACCAATGACGTTGGTATGTAAGCCATAGTTCTAGCTGTTCAATAGCTGTCATACCTGTACGTGTTACAGCGTTAGCAGGTGACTTCATTGGGAAGCTAAACACTGTGGTGCTATCAGGCTTCATTACGTCAGGCTCTGCAGGAATACCCTGTGATACAAGGAACTGTGTCAGTGGGTCTTTGTTATCGCCACGTACAGTACGAATGTAGTATGGGTTATGTCGTGCATGAATGCCTGATGCTGCGTCAGTAAGCTGAGACACTGTACCACTAGGCTTCACACAGGTAACCGCTGTTGATTGAGGGATGCCTAGTTGTTTAGCTACATTCTTATTAGTCATTACTGATTCAGAACGTAGGATTTCAAGGGCAGTCTCTAGCTTACCACCATTGGTAGATGTCAACGTGTTGTCCATGATGCCTGTCAAAGACACACCAAGCAAACGCTCTTCTTCTGTATTCTTCTGCCAAATCTTACGAATGTATTTAAAATTAGTAAGAGTAGCTTGGAAGGTTCCAAGAATGGTAGCAAGGCGAACCTTATTCTTCAGTGTCTCAAGTGTATCAGACTCACGCACCACCACCTCTGACAAGTTACAGAACTGGTAAGGTCGTAAGATAATCTCACTGCAAGGGTTACAACCGTAGTCATACTCCAATGGAAGTTTAGTCAGTGGGTGCTTCAATCCTGTATAAATATCGCGTCTACCATTCTTAGTTGCTTGTTTCTTAGCAGCCTCACGATTGAAGATACCACGCTCACCTGACTTGCTGTCATACAAAGACAACCACTCACGCATGAATGTACCCATCTCAGGCTTATACTTATAGGCAACAGAGTTATTAGCCAGCGCACGTTGTCCTTCGTTCTCCCACCACTTACCTGACTTAGCATGAGCCATCTGGTCATCGTTAAGATTAGACAAAGAGATGAGGGCTGAACGGCGAACACCACCCACTACCACAACCTCACCAATCTTACACATGATATCATGGCATTCAATTGGATATAGTCTACGCCCCGCTGCACCTTTAAACTTCTCAATACAGAAGTCAAACAATTCAATAAGAGGCTGTGGTCCAGAGGCTCTACCACCAAAGGTCTTGAGCCTTGCACCTGCAGGGCGTACTTCGCTGACATCGAATTTAGGAATCTGTCCAGTGTAAAGCATAGCAATCAATTCTTTCAATGACTTAGCCCATCCGGGGCGGCTGTCACCTACCTTGATTACAGTCTCTGTATTATGGAATGATTCATTAATAAAAGGAAGACACTCAACTGCATTTCGCTCAACAGAAAATCCTACACCTGTGCCGCACATAAGGATGTACATAGTCTCATCAAATGCACGTGGGTTATCAACTGGTACATAAGAACAGTTGTATCCACCTACATGACAACGGTCAAGCGCAGGACCAGAGGTCATCAATGCTCTCATGCTTGGCATGATAGACTGGTTGAGGACTGCTTCTTCTAGTTCTGAACGTAAATCTTTTGTAAGCTTGTAGTTATGGTTGGAACTAAGATGCCCCGCCATATAATCAAAGTATCTTTGTACTGTTTCAGCCCACGTTTCACGCCGTTGCTCATCTTCTTTCCAACGTGCATACCGTGACAGGGCAATAAAATTCTGGTAATCTGTAGGTAAATGGTTGCTCATAGAAACCCCTTTCATTTTTCAAAGTGCAAGAGAATAAGTGTAGCACAAATGGGCTACAAGTACAATATTCTAATGCCCTAAAACTGCGTTAATTCTTTTTCTGACATACTCAACTTCTCCAGATTTAAGAACCTTGAATGCAAAGTCTCTCATGTATGCTGGGTCTATTCCGGCATAGTCACAGACTGTGTTGAAGTCCTCCGCTGTTACACCGACAGATGCAAAGAACCAAGCAACAGCCCTATCTCTTTCAAGCACGGCTGTATCAGGCTCCCCATCATAAGAAGGCTTTGTCGCATCCAGTAACGCTTGTAGTATTACTGTCATAAACAAAGCCTTCTCTGCTGTCTTGGGGACATTCAACTCTACATCAATTAGTACGATGTCTTCTTTTAGCATTCTTCTTAAACCATTCTAGTGGGATACCTTCTCCACCTTTGCAATATTTAAAGTTATATTTATCACACCAATCTGCGTAGGTCATCTTACCACCCTTGTATAGTTTCCTATATGGGTTATCAAAGACAAACCGAATATCCACATCAGGGTGTTGGTCACGAAGGAACAGATGTTTCTTTCTGTCTTCTAGCATGAACCTTCCCTTGACCTCAAGTATGATACCATTAGGTAGAAGGAAGTCCGGGATATAGTTCTTATCCTCACGCCACTCATACGGTATCTTATCTGGCTCATACTTGAACTCAATGTTATACTTGGTAAGAACAAAAGCAGTATTCAGTTCTGAATTAGAACGGTATTGATGCTGCTTTTGTACTCTATTTTTCGTAGGTCTACGCGGCATTACTAATCTCTGGAACATCTGGAATCTTAGCTACCTGTGTTAGGTATCGTACACCATTAGAGTATTGGAACTTACGTAATCCCATACCACCATTGGCATCCTTCCAGCATTCCTCATTGAATGGACAGAAGATGCATCCAACCGCCAGTTTTTTATTACCTGACTTACCATCAGGCTCATCTGGATAACATCGTTGCGGTGGTATCTCAGACTTTAAGAAAGACTTTACATTGTCAATCCTAGAAGAGGCACTAATCATATGAACAGATTCAACATTCATCAAGGCTAGTTCACCTGATGATTTATCAACAGCAAAGAATGCTGCACTGTCCTTGTTGTTTGCCTCTGCATAGCCAGAGATTTGTGCAATGTATCCGAATGGGTCATCAGTATGTAGTGTACCCTCTTTAAATTTCTTGAAGGCATATGGTGAAGCTGATTTAATATCAGTAAGTACACCATCAATCATACAATCCTGATGCCCTTTCACACCGTTGATTTCTACCTCACCTTGTTCACCTGTCACCTTGTGACCAGACAACTCAGTAAGCAGTACAAGCAAAGCCTCTAGGATATCTCCAAACATAAACTTTAGTTTAGTCTGTCCATCAATTGGACGCGGCTCTGTTATTCCACGGTATGTATACCACAGTTGGCGGTCAGGTTTCCCAATCTGAGACATTCGTAACCCACCACCTGCTTCACGCTGATGTGTACCTTCTTTCAACTGTCTTGTCATAGCAGCCCAGATACTCTTAGAAAACTTTTCCATACTGTCACGGTTATCCATAGTGCCAGTATCTACACCTTCCTCAAGCATCTTATATATGTCTGCAATTAGTGTATTTATTTTAGCCATTATGTTACTCCTTTCTAAGGACTGTATGTACTATCAATTAGTTTTTCTAAGTACCACTTAGCTTTCTGTAAATCTTCTACGCCATTCTTATAACGATAACGCCAAAGATATTTCATTACATTTCCTTGTAAGTAAAACTCAAAGTTCTCAGCACCAAGTGCTGCTTCTATTGCGTCAATACATTCTACACCTGCTTGATTGTAATGAGGTGGGTGGTCTACCATATCTTCCATTACATTTCTCCTTTCAACTAAGCATATCTCCAAACCCAATCGTCAACTGTTCTGCCTACAGGTATCATACCAAGTTCTGTTAGATAAGTAAATATGTCTTCTTGTTTATATCCAAATCTTTCACAAGTATTCTTAACCTCTATGTTAATTGTTGGACGATTTTCTTTTATTGTTTCAGCTGCTCCTTTTAAAAACTGTAATTCAAAACCTTCTACATCAATCTTAATGTAGTCAATATCTTTATATCCGAATGAGTCTAGTGTACGAATTTCTGCTTCATAGTCTCCATCCTCTGTGATAGAAGATGTACCACTGTTGCCATCCTTTGCGTAAGATAGACAAACATTCCCATCGTAATCTCCAAGAGCATAAGGAAGTATCTCAACAATATCTGTATCAACATTTCTTTCTAAGCATTCACGATGTACAGGTACAGGTTCAAAGGCATACACCTTTTCAAAGAACTCCTGTAAATCTACAGCCCAAGTTCCTACGTGTGCGCCGACATCAATAGCAGTATTGAATTTATCACAATGTGATAAGCTTTCCCTGCGGTGATGTACCTGATAATTTTCCCCATTAAAATGATTATCATCTTCAGGGAACCAAAACTTTCCACGCTTAATCATAAGAACAAATCCTTTCTGTAAGAAGTACTGGCGTACCCAACCCTACACTAGCCAGTCCACAGCCATATATCTTTTGTGCTGCACCCTTTTGAAGTTAATTCCCTATGAGGCTACTGAAGTGCCGAAGGGGATGTCGTCAGAGAACGCATCTTCAGCAGCATTAAACCCACTAGGAACAACGTCAAAGTCTTCAGAGTCACCGTAAGGAATCAGGTTCACAACCTGTACTGCTTGTAGGTCAGCACCAATGCCTGACTTACCTGCATACTCCCACTCATATGTCTTGAACAAGACGTTCACATCTGAGCCGTTACCAACAAGGGTCTTACCCATGTCACGCTTCTGAGAATCTTTTAGTGCAGGTGCAGTGTTCTCTGAACCATCACGGCGGTTTACCTTACGTTTTAGTGATACGAAATCACCACGCTCATCACCTTTGTTCTTAATGTTAAGACCAAGGTTCTGTGCTTTAGCAAGTTCCTGACCAGTGAGTGCAACATCAATTGACCATACTGGTTCAAAGGTTGTGTTAGGTGTTGCGATTGCTGCCCAAAAAGATTTTCCTGAAAGTACTGGCATATTAATTCTCCTTTTTACTGTGATGCGGTCATCGCCGCTTTCGTTAATGTGAGTGTATTGTGACAGAACTAAGCAGCCCTGTCAACATCTTTTTTGTATGCTTTTATTACATCAGATGAAAAAAGTTTCTGTAAGTTTAGAAGATACATCTTAGATGCATTGTGGTCACCACCTGAGACAGACCTTTTGTAGTCTAGGTTGTCTATGATTCGGCGTAGACTGTCTGTATCAAAGACAAGAGTAGCAAAGATGTCATCACCTATACATAGGTTATGGAACCAGTAGTCTGCTTCCGTTGCAGCAATGCCACTAGGTTTACCATACGATTCGTATTCAATCGCTATGTTACCTGTGTTCTGCCAGACATCACGCTCAGATTTTACTTCAATCTTTTTTCCTTGAAGCATATCTGCTACGGCTTGCTCACGCACTTTACCGTACTCTAAATCTAAATCAAACTTCTTACGATTTTCTTTTGATGGTTCTAAATTATTCATGTTGTCTCCTTTCTAGTGTGTTTCAGACCAGTTGTTACCTATCTTATATTCACTGTCAAGTGGACACTGAACATTTAGTTCTTTCTCTACACGTTTCATAGCTGCCTGAGTTAACTTACCAAACTCTTCTGCTTGGTCATAGCGTACCTCAAACTGATATTCATCGTGGATGCTGGCGACAAGACGATAGTCAAAGCCCTGTCGCGCAGCCAATGTTATTTGACGCAGCCATTCTTTACAAATGATAGCCCCTGCACCCTGCAATAGAAGGTTAGCTGAAGCGTGTTGCTGTCGTACCTTTAGTAGTCTACCATCAAGGCCGCGAACATAACCACTACTAGCTGCTCTGTCAATCTTATCACGCAAAGATTTCAAGGCAGGTAGGTTAGCCATGAACTTATCCATGATGGTCTTACCCTCTCTGGCACCACCGCCTACGATGGAACCAATCTTAGCTGGACCCGCACCATAAATTAATGCGTAGATGAATGTCTTGGCATCATCTCTAGTAGGTAGTCCAGCCGCCTTTTGATTTGCAGTATGGATGTCTCCACTCACAACCTCTTTAGTAAAGTTGTCATCACACATATAGTGTGCAAGACATCGTAACTCCAAGGAAGAGGCATCGCAGCCTAGTAATACATAGTTATCATTACTAGGTATCCACACAGCACGACACTCCTTACCATAAGGTGAGTACACCGCTGGTACTTGTGCCATGTTGGGTGAGTTGTGAGCCATGCGTCCGCTGATAGCCTTCAAGGTAATAACTCTACCATGAACTTTACCATCGTCCTTCACAACATTCAGCCAAGACTGAACCTGCGACACCCTCTTCTGTAACAGCAAATAGTGTGCAATTTTCTTTGCCTCTGGGATATCTACATCCTTCAACGCACCTTCATCTACGATGGGGTGTCCTGTAGGTGTAAAGTTATTCGGCTTCCAACCTTTCTCCATTAGGCGTTTACCTATCTGCTGTCGTGATGCAGGGTTGAACACTTCTACATTGTCCTTTAAACGCTTACCAGTCTTCTCTGAGTAGCGTTGAGTAACAATAGGTGGGAATATACCCTGCATTTCTCTTTCAATGGCTACTGCCTCTTGTGTGAGCCGTGCAACTAAGCACGAAGCCTCAACAACATTAAGCTTGAAACCATTGTGTTCCTGTCTGTCAACGATGGCTCTTACCTGATGCTCTAATTCAATACTCTTCTTAGAATATTTCTTTAGCATAGGTAATAGATGTTGGTACAGTTTAACTGTAAGTTCTACATCGTTGACACAATAAGTTAGCATCTCTTCATTGAAAGAAGAGAAGTCTTTGTATTCAATCTTGGGAAAGCCAAGACGCTCACCCCATGCTGCGAGTGAGTGTCCACCT